GGGGTCACTATATATCGGTTCTCACAGACAAAATTTTGAGCAAAAGGGGGTCTCATGCAAGAGGAGTTTGTCTATCCGGAGACGGCTGTGGGCGATGTACTGGGGATTCCAAAAAAAAGATTACGCGCGATCCGACGCAATTGCGGACTTCGTGATGGTGAGCACTTTCGGACCATCAACCGCTCTCTGGTCTACTCGGTCCACGGTATGAAATTGCTGCTGAGCTGTATGGGCACAGTTGGCAACGGGGACTTCGATGAGATGTGCCACAAGATCCTGATCGCCGCCAACGGATCCTACACCGAGGGCGAGGGTACTACGACCGCCATCGTTCACCTGGAGCGTCCTGTCTGCGAGATGATCGTCCACCGGGCCGACTGGCTGAACTCGAGGATCATCACCGCGCTCCTGGGCGGCGTGCAGCAGCGCGTGAACGTCACCAGCAGCAAGAACTTCGTCCGCGGCATGAGGATCAAAGCCCGACGCATCGAGGGCGACTTGTGGCAGCTCCAGGGGCGTTGTCCGCGATACCGGGGGCGCTGGTAGTGGATTATTTTCTCAAACTCCGCGACAACCACAAGACGCGCGAACTCGCGGAGTACCACGACGGCTTCATGTTGCTGTACTTCATCGCGCGCCGCTCCTACAAGGGCGTCGGCGTCGCTAAACCTGGGCGTCGGATCGGGCAGGCCACGATCGGAAGGGATGATGTGCAAAGGCAAATAGGTTTGACGGAGCAGCGATACCGCCTTGCAAAAAAGCGTCTCGAAGAGTGGGGAATTGTAACGAGCAAAACAACGAACAAAGGGACGATCATAACCCTTTGCGATTCAAGCTATTATGACGTGAACTGGCGTCGTGACAACGAGCAAAACAACGAGCAGACAACGAGCAGACAACGAGCAAAACAACGAGCAGACAACGAGCAGACAACGAGCCAACAACGAGCCAACAACGAGCAGACAACGAGCAGACAACGAGCCAACAACGACTAGTTCTAGAAGTAAGAAGGAAGAAGGTGAGAGTGTAGATGTCGCGGCACGCACCGATTCCATCGAGTTCGGGGATGCAGCTCATCAGGTTCTCGTGGAAGCCCCACAATTTCACCACATGACCTATGAGCAGGACATGGCGGCCCGGTACTTCGTCCGCGGTGCCAAACCCGACTACCTCGCCCTGGCGCACGAGGCGCGTCGGGAAGTCGCCGTGTTTCGGACGCTGGACGCGCCTGGGGCGTGGTGGAAGAAGTTTCTGTTGCGGCAGGTCGATGGGAATGGGGATTCTGAAAAAAAAGACGCCGCCGACGACCCACGTAACCGGCGGTGGAAAGGATACGATTGGGAATGACAGAAGACGCGCCAGTCCCCTTCAGCGCCGAGGCCGAGATGGGTGCGGTCGGCTCGATGATACTCGACCCGCTGCGGGTCATCCCGCTCGCGCAGCGCCTGCGAATAGGTCCGGACACGTTCTATGTGGCGTCCCACTCGGTGATCGTTGAGATCCTCTACGACATGGTCTCGATGGGCGCGTACATTGATATTCTTACGGTTGGCGAAAAACTCGACCAGTGGAAAAAAGGGGAGCGCATCGTTGAGCGTGCCTACCTGGACCAGTGTCTCGATGGCACGCCGACCAGCGCACACGCCGAATACTACCTGGACCTGGTCCGCCAGCACTTTATCAAACGGCAAACCATTCGTGTCGCGCGCCAAGTCGCCGTCGACGCGCAGTGCATCGAGCGCGGGGACGCCCTCCTCCGCGATGTACCGGCGCGTTTCGCCGAGATCATCGACCCCGCCGGGCCGACCGACTCTAACCGGTCGGTTCTGGAGGGTTCGATTGCGGCTTGGCGCGCCGCGAAGGCGGGCGAGAAGCCCGCCGTCGGCCTCCAACTGCCCTGGGACCGGCTGATGACTATGAGTTGCGGCCTGGAGCCGGGTATAACGATCATCGCCGGCCGCCCCTCGCAGGGCAAAACAACCCTGGAGGACAACATTTCCATGTACATGGCAGAGGAGGGTATCCCTGTCGCGAGAGTGTCCCTGGATGCGTCCCGAAAGGAACTCCTTGAACGTGCCGCCTGCCGAAAGAGCGGGGTCTCGCTACCGAAGCTGAAATTCGGTCACGCGAGCGATGCGGAACTCTCGCGGATCGAGGACGCGAAGGAGCTGATCGCCGAATACCCGATGTGGATTGCCGAGCAGGTCGACGGCGTGGGTGACATACGCGGGCTCTCGACGTGGGTCCGCATGCAGAAGCTCAAACACGACATACAGATGGTGACGATCGACTACGTCCAGCAGATCGAGGCCTCGGAGATGGGCTGGCGGGCGGACGAGAACTCGCGCTTGACGATGATCTCTCGGCGGCTGAAGGCCCTGAGTTTGGAATTCGACATACCGGTTCTGCTGCTATCGCAGCTCTCGCGAGAATTCGCAAAAACGACCACCAAGCGCTCTCCACGCTTGAGCGATCTACGCGGATCGGGTTCGCTGGAGCAGGACGCCCACAAGATCATGTTCGTGTACAAGGACGAGGACGTGGCGGCGGAGTTGGGGATGGATTACCAGAAACACAAGCGCCCGACCTGGGTGGATATCCAAAAAAACAAGGACGGCGAAACAGGAGCCATGGAATTCTGGTTTATGACCTCGTACTTTCGCTTCGATCCGGCAGATCCTGATTTCGAGGACGCGCGGGATGGGATCGCCGGGGGGAAACCGATCGAGGCCGACGATATGCTCGCCGAAGAGGTGTTGATATGAAAGTTGCGGATTTGTGGGTCTCTGAATGGTCCCCAAAAGGGGCCTTCGCGGTGACGACGGTCCGGCAGATGTTGGAGCGTAATCGGCACGCCTGTCTCCACCATGATCATGAACATTTCCACGGACTCGTGTTGAATTTCTCTGCGTCGATGGACGCCGCTCGGGCGTTCAACAGGGACATGAAGAAAAAAAGAAAAAAAGGGGGGGGCGAATGAAGTGTTTCTTTCACTCGGCGGATCTCGACGGGCATTGCTCGGGAGCGATCGTTAAGAAACGATTCCCGGAGTGCGAAATGATCGGCTACAATTACGGGGATCCGTTCCCGTGGGGAAAACTTGTACCGGGCGAGACCGTCTACATGGTCGACGTATGTCTGGAGCCGTGGTTGGAAACGATGCCGCGCCTGAACCAGCACAACAATCTCGTGTGGATCGACCATCACAAGTCTTCGATCGCGGATCATGACGCATGGTCGATCGAGGCCGAGGAGAGCATTGCTGGGACCCGGGCGGTCGGCGTGGCCGCGTGTATGCTGACCTGGCAGGAGTTGTACGCCTCGAACACGGTGCCGCCGGCGGTGGTACTTTTGTCGGCCTACGATGTGTGGGACAATTTGGACCAGACGTATTGGTACCAGTGCGTTCTGCCGTTCCAATATCGCATGCGCGTGGAGGAGACAGATCCAGCCAGATCGCAGTCGCTGGACCCGTGGTCGGTGTTTTTGGGCAGGCTCGCTCCTATGGACCAGTTCGTCCGGGAGGGCCATCAGATTTTGAAATACCAGTCTCAGCTAAACGCGAAGATCGCCGCCGCCTGCGCCTTCGAAACTGATCTGGACGGCCTGCGATGCATCGCGATCAATCAGGCCCTTGGCAATTCGCTGTATTTCGACTCGGTCTATGACCCGGCGCGGCACGACGTGATGTTGGCGTTTTCCTGACGAGCTAATGGGTCGTGGAGCGTCTCGCTCTACTGCGACAAGCCGGGCATAGACATCTCTATCGTTTGCAAGGCGCGTGGTGGCGGCGGGCATGAGGGCGCGGCTGGGTTTGTGTGTGCGGAGCTTCCGTTTCCCTTGCGTGAGAACGTGCGCGAGTCCGAGGAGGCGCGATGACCGACTGGAAACCCATGCCGCATCCGCTGTTGCCCGTGCCGGACGCGGAAAAAATATACCGCGTGGTAGGGGATGCCAAGCGAGCCGAGCAGGTGTGGATGGATAAACACGCGCAGCGGGCGCAAATCATGGCCGAGGAGCGGGCGGATCCGTTGGTGTCGGGTTGGGAACCGCCTATCTGGCGCGTAGTCTATGCGCTGCTGGGGATGCCGTTTGTCGACGCGTCTTGGGCGGCGGCGATGCGCGCCTATCTGAAATTCGAGCACGCGGTCAAATGCGTCTTGATCTCGGGAGGGAACAGGTCCGGGAAGTCCGAATTTGGCGCGAAGACCTCGATGAAAATACTGACCTCGATGGCGGAGTCCAGATGCTGGGCCTTCCATACTAACGCGCCGATGAGCGTGGAGTACACGCAGCCGCTGCATTACAAGTATCTCCCGCCGCATCTCCGCGAACGGGAGATACGGAGCGAGACGACGTATGTCGCCTATAAGCAAAAAACAGGTTTCTCGGATGCGAAATACGTTTTGCCTAATCGCTCGGAAGCGTACTTCCGAAATTACGAGCAGAAGATCGAGACGATAGAGGGCGGCGAGGTCAACATTGTGACTGCCGACGAGCTGCTCCCGCCCGATTGGTTGCAAACCCTCATGTTCCGAACCGCTACCCGTGATGGCTGGATCATGGTTTATTTCACGCCGGTGCAGGGTTATACGCCGACGGTGCGTGTGTTTCAGGACGGCGCGGAGGTGGTGCAGGAATGCGACGCCTTCCTGCTCCCGCGCGACGGTGGCGAGCCCGACGAGGCGCGCGCGCTCGGCCTCACGCAGCAGGAATACGCGGAGCAAGTAGATGCAAAACGCGAAAAACGACCGGCGACCTGTCCGGCGTCGCGTCCCGAGGACTGCGATGCATGGTTGCGGGGCGAGCCGAGTCAGCCGGTCGTCCCGGCGGGCAGAACATTCGAGCGCGTCCCTCGCGTGATGAAGTGCGTTGACCCTGAGAAAGCCGTTGTCTTCTTCTCGCCTGCCGACAACCCTTACGGGAACCCGATGGTAGTGACGACCAAGGTCCGCAGCGATACGGCCGTCCTGGTGCGCGAGCGCTGGTACGGTATAGCCAACAAGACCATATCTGCTCGGTTCCCGAAATTCGGACCCATTCATATCGTCGATCCGGAGGCTATCCCTAAGGCCGGGACGAACTATCTGTTCGTCGATCCGGCCAGCGGCAGAAACTTCTTCATGAGCTGGTTTCGGTTTACGCCGCAGGGGGTTTACCTCTACCGCGAGTGGCCGGGTAATTATTTTATTGATGAGGTCGGCGTACCCGGTCCCTGGGCGACACCCGATGGCAAGCATCTGGACGGCCGCGCCGGACCCGCCCAGGAGAGTTTTGGTTTCGGCCTGTTGCGGTACAAGGAGGAGATTGCCAAGCTTGAGGGGTGGCGCGACGCGCGGGCTCCGAAGCCGCCCGACATGAGCAGGGAGGATTGGGTGGCGGCATGGGACGATGAGGACACCGACGAACCCGTGGAGGAGCGGTACATGGACTCGCGGTTCGCCTCCAGCGCGAAACTGGAGAACGACCGCCCCACTACCCTTCTGGAGGAATTCGATGAGATCGGTATGAACTTCATTGCGACCCCGGGCGACGATATAAACGAGGGCGTCAAGATGTTGGAAACGCTGCTGTACTACCGCCAGGACGCGGAGATCGGATATTTCAACATGCCGAAGTTCTTCGTGGCCAGCGATTGCACGAACACAATCTTCTCGTTGCAGACGTGGACGGGCAAGGACGGTCGAAAGGGTGCCTGCAAGGATCCAGTCGATAATTGTCGGTACGCGGTCTTGAGCGACTGTGATTACATCGAGGTGCTTACACCTGGAAAAAAACCCAAAATAGAACGCGCTGGAAGGGGGGTCTATTGAAATGCAAATGGTGCCGGCGTCGTACCTCCATTGGGTGTGGACGAATACCTCCGCCAAAAAGAATCCGGCTGTGCATGCGTACATCGCAAAACACAAGAAGAGCCTAAAGCAGGAGCATCAGGATGCAGTCTGGTAGGGGAGACGATTATGCTTATACCACAACTCATTGAGCGGCAGCGCGATAACATAGAGACGGAGTTTGCGACGTATATGTCCGACGTGTACCCGGCCGACGTGATGACCTCGTGCGAGCGCCATGCATTTCGTCAAGCGTATATGGTCGGCATGCTCGCGATGATGGGGCTGTTGACGGGCATAGCTAAAGAGTACGGGCAGGCCGTGGAGGGCGATCTACTTTTCCGGGCTACGGCGCACGCGATAAACGGGATCATGGAGAGCTTCGCCGAAAATGACCCTGCCTGATACGGTGTTGGTCCGACGCGCCGACGTACGCGCCTACCTCGGCGTGAGCGACTACCATATAGCGGCGATGATCATCGCCGGCACGCTGACGCAGGTGCATGTGACGCCGGGTGGACGGGCGCTTTACCGGCGAGATGATGTCATAAAAATCGGCGAGGGACTGTTGCCGAAAAACGAGCGAGAGGAATCGTATGAAATCGGAATTGAGTGAGGTCGTGACCGAAAAGCATGGCGTCGTGAAGATGGACGCGGACGCCATCGCGGATATGCACGCCAGCGTGCTGGACATAAATACCGATAGCGGGACCTGGAGCATCCAGCAGCGCCTGGAGGCGGAGCGCATCCGCTACTGTTTCTGGAGCGGGCAGAGTCCAGACGGGCGAAAGTCCAAGGAGTACATGGACGAGGAACCTTTGCCCTTCGAGGGCGCGTCCGACGCGCGGATCCGTTTGACCGATACGATCATACGTATTTTCACGGCCATTTTCACCGCCGCTGCGCTCCGGGGTACCGCCCGCGTCAAGCCGGTCGAGTCGGGCGATAGCCGCGCGGCCGGAAAAATGCGGACAATCTGGAACTGGCTGATGAGGAACGAGCTGCGCGGGCAACTCCGTCCCGCCATAAAAAAAGTCTGCTCGTACATGCTTGGAGATTCCCCTGGGGTCGGGGTGTTGGGCGTGTTTTGGGATCAGGAGTACAGCGTGCGCGGGGGCAAGCTTACGCTGGAACAAATCGCGGAATTTCTGCAGGAGGCGTTCGGGGATATGCGCGAGGAGCAGATGGTCGAGTTTATGGACAGCCTGATCAACCCGGAATTGGAGCATCGGGGCGTCATGCTGTTAATGGCGTTCGTACCGGACAAAAGCGCCGACGAGTATGGGGACATCCTCCGTCAATTTCGCGAGACCGGCGAGGCAAAATTCACGGAAAAATATCTCCGCGTCAACGCGCCGCGGGTCGAGGCCTTCCGGATGTACGAGAGCATATATTTTCGCACTGGCGTCTCCGACATCCAGCGCTCCAGCGAGATTTTCACGACCGAGTGGTTGACCGAGGCCGGGTTGCGGGAGCGGGTCGAGAGCGAGGACTACACGGAGAAGTTTGTGACGCTGGTGATCGAGGGGGAGAACGGCCAGGGTGGGCACAAGGGGGCCAGCGGCTTTCCGGAATACTGGAAACACGAGCTGAACCAGGTTGGGAAAGTGCAGGATAGGAAAACCGAGGGGGACGACCATGAAAACGAATACGAGATCATAACCCGGTACTTCCGCGCGGTGAACCAGGATAACGTCCCGGCTATATATTGCGTGCCGTTTCATCACGCGATCAAGGAGGTCACCGCGCGCGACGCTGAACTGCTCGACTATGCGCATGGCGGCTACCCGTTCGTCATCTTCACGCGCGAGGTGTTGACGGACTCTGTCATGGAGTCTCGCGGCGTACCGGAGGTCTCGATGACGGAGCAATCCTCCCTCAAGCAACTCAACGACTCATTCGAGGACCATACGCAGTTGACCACGGTGCCGCCGCTGAAGCGCTATGGCAACAGGCAACGAACCAGGCTCATTCTCGCGCCGATGGGCGAGACGGAGGCTACGAGGCCGGGTGGGCGCGGCGACTGGGAATGGGCGAAACCGCCCGAATACCCACGCACCAACGACATGCACGAATTGCGCATATGGAAACGACTCTCCTGGTATTTCGGCATACCGTTTTCCGATCAGGTGCCCCCCGAAATCCTACAGTTGCTGATGCAGGATGCGGTGGACGATTTCCTGGACTCGACCGCCCAGGCGTTCGTGATGATTGTGCAGTTGTTTCAGCAGTATGCGGACGATGAGTTGCTGCAGCGTATCGCCGGCGGCAAGGGGGTGCCCATCGCCCGATCGTTGAGCGAAATCGAGGGGCAGTACGACATCGAGTTGTCATTCGACATCCGCGACCGCGATCCCGAGTATCTGGCTGGTGTAGGGAAGCTGTTCGGCGAGATTATTCTGCCGCTGGATCGAGATGCAACCGTCCAGACCGCCCCGCTGGTGCGGCATCTCGTAGAACGGTTCGACCCAAACTTGGCCGAGGAGGCCCTGCGGACCGTGGAGGAGGCGAGTGATCAGGAGGTCGACGAGGAGCAACTCAACTTCATCAAAATCGCGGCCGGGATCGAGCCGCGCATGGCCGAGACCGGCGAGAATTTTGCGCTGCGCCTGCGCACACTCCATCAGATTTTGCAACAAAACCCGCAAGCGGTGGAGGATATGAACGAGGTGAGCCAGGCGTTGTTCCAAAACCGCGTTAAACATCTTCAATTCCAGGTGCAGCAACGTGAGAACGCGCAGACCGGCCGCGTCGGCACCGAGCCGATGCTGGTGCAATAACACAACAAAGGGAGGGAAACATGCCTGAACTCAGAGAAGGTCCACGTAGACCCGATACATCCCAGACTGAGGTTGCGCTCTCTGGCTTGGACGTCGCGCTCATGCCTGAACTCAGAGAAGGTCCACGTAGACCCGATACATCCCAGACTGAGGTTGCGCTCTGTGGCTTGGACGTCGCGCTCGCGGAGGTGGAGGATCACTTGTCGGTCATGATTGAACGCATCGACAGTGTTCTTGAGCCCGCGCAGATCAATGAGGTACACGATGAACCGCCCCCGCACACCGCCCCGGCGCCTATGTCGCCGTTGGTCGATCGAATACAAGGGGTGCGGATGCGAGTCAATCAACTCTGCTGTCGGGTCAGCGGAATTATAAGCCGGTTGCAGATATAACAAGGAGGAAAGGGCATGTACCAAACGACAATAAAATCCGTTCATTGGACAGACGAGGCCGGCAATCCCGCCGGCGGCACGACATCCGGGACGGGTTTCACGGTAGCGTGGCAACACGGTCCGTTAGGTCGCGGTGACGAGAGGCAGGAGCCTAACGGTGCCTTCGTCGAGGATCTAATTTACGCTGCCATCGACCGGTTGAGCTTTTATCAGGATTCGGAATTTGCGTGCGATGAGAACGCCGGGGCCATCCTCAGTCTCGAAGACGCGCTCGTGCTCCTGCGCGCGCGGACCGCTGACCGGGAAAAGCGTGAGGTCGATGGGACGCATGCCCAATGAGTGCTGGCGCGGGGGTGGAGCGAATGAATTTGGGCGCGGAGCCGGACTCCCACGGGGCTACCTCCCTTGCCTCGACCTCCCGGCAACCCGGCACCGCGTCTGGTGCGGGGCGGCGAGTGTACGCGCCGCCCCGTGCCGCTTCCAAGGGTTGGAAATGTTGACAGCCGATTTTACAGGGATTGGAAAGTGATAACAGAAAGCCATAGCGGGCGATACACGTTGAGGCTTCATGATTCGGGCGACATATGGCTCACAAATGCCGCTGGTGAGGGCATGGAAATGGGTGCGCCGGAACTGGAGAAGCTGTTGGACGAATACTTCGCATTGGGATGCAACGAAAGCGTGGGCCTGGCGAACCGGAACATGCTCATAGAAATATTGAGCGGATACCGCAAGGATAGAAGTTGCGTTGCCTGCCATGGACCCCTGGAACTCAGCAGGGATCACGCATGTAAACGTTGCACGATGCATACGCAGTTGAGCCTGTTCGAACGCATGCTGCTTGACTTGGTGCGTGCGCATTATGGTTCGTGGCGCGGGCTGGAAACCTGGACGCGAGAGCGCATAGCCGAGTGGGAGGGTCTAGTCGACGAGGTGCGGCAATGCCGCGAATGACAAGGTCCGCATCAACACGGAAAACGAGGAGGTTTGACCAGTGAACGAAAAGGATATCATGGAGGTAACGGCACCGCAGAGAAGATACATAGTCTTGAGCGAGCCGATGAGGGAGGTCGAGCGTCTGGAGGCGTTTGTCTCGCATGAGACCAACCCGATCTACCGCGCGGTGATGAACGTCCTGGACGAGGCCATCGTCGCGGCCGACGACGAGGCGGGCGACGATGACCTGACCGAGCGGCAGAGCGCTATGCGCGTCGGCGCGGCCAAGGCGCTGAAAAACCACAAGATTGAGCTAGCCGAATACGCCGCGGTGGCCCAGGTGTGGAGGAAGGGAAATCCGGTCGAATGACCAGGAAGCGCAAAAACAGATTGAAGGATGTGTTCGACCGGTTTGAGAGGCGGAACCGGGCAGAGAAACGCGCGAGTGCCCCGAAGCAGTTAAACGACTGGTTCGAGAAGAATCGTCTGGCGCGGGTGATGATGGAGGAGGTCAGGCAAGAATTCTACGATTCGCTGCGCGAGAAGGAGGGCGATGAATGATGCTGACGAGGGTCTTGTTGCTTAAATAGCATCAAACTTGACCCAACTTTGAGCTAGCACCCTTGATTGGGTACAGGCCGGCGGGTATTTGCTCTGGAAAGCAACATGCTCCCGGCCTTTTCTTGGTTTGTGGCGTGGAACATAACCTTGAAACCCACTTGGAGGGACAGCTCCATGGCAGACGCAAAATCAGACGGGCAAGCAGCGCCCGCCGGCGATGAGCCGGAAATAGCTGCGGACGGATTTCTAAGAGATCCTGACATCGCTGATATCGTTTCCCTACTCGATGCCGACGAGGATGCCTCGCCCGGCGAAATCCAACCGGAGGACGAACCCGAGGCGGATACACCGCCCGAGGAGCCCGAGGAGGAGGCCGCCGAGTCGGAGGAGGAGTCGGAGGAGCCCGAGGAGACTGACGAGGAGGCTGAGGAGGACGAGGAGCCCGAAGAACCGCTGGAGGATGAATCGCCGGCCGAGCACGCGGAACGTAAGGCGTGGCCCAAAGACGTTCAGGCGGCCTTCGACCGGCGGATTGGTAAGTTGGTGGGCAAGCGCAATGATGCTGAGCGGGTCGCCCAGGAGGCCACGGCGCGAGCCGAGGCCGCCGAGGCGCGCTCTGAACAGCTCGACATCAACCAGGCGGCCCAGCAGTTCAATTTGCCCGAAGTGTTCCTGACTGAGGATGCCAAGGATATACAAAAGCGTGAGCAGGAATTGATCGGCTTTCTGGATTTCGCGGAGCGGCACATGGTCAGTGGCTACTTCAAGACCGATACGGAGTCGGGCGAGGAGATTGAGGTGTCCCCAGAGGAGTTGCGGGCCGCGCATACCCGCCGGCAGAGAGAGCTGTTGACGGTGATCCCTCGCGCGAAACAAATTCTTCAGGCTCGCGGACAGGCCGATACGCTCGCCCGTGCGAGCTATCCTCAGCTCTTCAAAAAAACCAGCGAGGAGTACAGTCTCATGCACGCTCTGCTGACCCAGGCGCCCTATCTTCGCATGTTCCCCAACTATCGCCTGTTGGTCGGCGACATGATTGAGGGGCAACGCGCGCGGAGCGAAAAGGCCAAGGCACCGAAGGCGAAGGCGAAGATTCCGCCGAAAGCGCCGAGGGTCCAGCCGAAACGTAATGCGTCTGCATCTTCGGTCCAGAAACGACACGCGAACGCTCGGGGAGCGGAGACCATAGTTAACCATCAATCACTGGCAGCGAGTGGGTACTCGACCGATGCGGTCGCGGAAATGCTCGACTGAACCAAGGAGACTACAAATGCCGCCCCTTATAGAACGAAATCAAGCGGGTCAGCGACAGGATATCGCGGACATCGTCGCGAATATCGTATCGGAAAAAACGCCCTGTACCTCGACGCTCCGCAAGGAGTCTCGGCCAAACCAGAAAAAAATGGACTACCAGGTTGAGACCTACCCGGATGCGTCGTTCGACGGCGTGATGGACAACGCGGACGTATCGAGTTTCGATTCGGTCCCGCGCGAGGAAGTCACTGCGATTCAGCAGTTGTTCCGCAGGCCGTGGCGCGTGTCCCGATTCGCGGACGTGACGCAGGTCGCTGGCGTTCCCAAGGGCGAGCGCGGGCGGCAGCGCACGAAGGCGCTCATTATACTCAAGTTCATGGTGGAGAGCCGGATTTTGTGCGACGCGGACTGCACGGTCGATAACGGAACCGATACGCCGAACCGAACGCGCGGAGCGTTCCACTGGATGCAGACGACAGCGCAATCGCTGTTCCCAGTGCCGGCGTCCTTCCGACCGGCGGCGAATGTGAGGTATACCGGCGCGCTCGGTTCGCTGACCGAGGATGCGTTCCGGCAGCGGCTCGATCGGGCTTACGACCAGCGCAGAGGCGAGTGCAATCTGATGGGTTTTGTTGGCACCGAGCTGAAGAAAGTTTTCGACTATTTTACGGTCCGTGTCGACGCCGGATCCAGCAACGAGACCTACCCTGTGAGGACGTTTACGGCGAGCCAGGACTCGAAGAAAGTTCTCGCGTGTGTCGACATTCTTGAATTCAGTACCGGAAAGGTGAGCCTGCATTTGTCGAGCTACCTGCAGCGCACGCCGACGACGGGGGGTGTGACGGACTTCTCGACGCGGAGTGGGCTCTTCCTTGATATGTCGATGTGGTCCTTAGCGTACCAGGATGCGCCGGCGCTCTACGATCTGGAAAATCAGGGCGGCGGTCCGCGCGGCTATGCGGACTGCATCATGGGCTTGAAATCCTACAACCCGCTCGGCCAGGTCGTCGTCTCGACCGACACGGACTAACAACGGACAGTGAGGAGATTGAACGATGAATTATTGGAAGAAAACTGGTTTGTGCGTGGTCATCCTTGCCTCGTCGCTCGCGGCGAGCGAGGCGGTTGAATACTGGCAACTTTCGACCCAGGAAAAATCGGCGACCAGGGCGACTCATGTGATCCGCGTGACCTATGAGGATCTGACGGAGGCCACGACGAATACGGCTCAAACTCTGACCAATATCAACGTCAGCGCGAAGATGGGTTGCAGCGGGGTCAAACTGGTCCTCGAGGAGGCTTTCGGGGACAGCGACACGAACTACACGGGCTCGACATCCATCACCATGGGCGATGGAGGCGACGTGGATCGCTACGTGACCGCCACGGAAGTGAACGAGGCGGGCACGGAGGTCTACCTGAAATTCGGTACGACGACCGAATACGCCTATACCTCGGCCGATACGGTCGATTTGGTATTCACGCCGAGCGCCGAGGAAAGTCTTTCAGAACTGACCGCCGGCGCGGTCCGGATCTATTTTCGGATCGACGACGCGCGCCCGGGTCACGGTTTCTAGGAGAGAACATGCCCAGAAAAAAGCAACTCAACACTTCGTCGGGTGTAGAGCAGTGCATAGAAGTCCTCGAGTCCTTTCGCGAGGTCGCCAGCTCTATGAAATGCAGCCGAGATTTCGTGGTCGGCGAATGTATAGAGCGACTTCAGCTCTTGCTGCTCGTCGGCACCGAGCCGCCTGAACCGACAGAACCTTCACCCCCGGAGACGGTAGCGGAGTCCACCCCTGACGCCGCGAACGCGGGCTAGAGAGATGGGGGCGGCGGCGACAGCCGCCGCCCCCCGCAAACTATGAATGTGGCAGACCCATTCTCGGAGACCATCGTCGAGGAGTTGATGGCGGGCGATTGCGCGGAGGACGTTCTGCGATGGCTCAATGAGCCGGCGGCCTACGAGCAGGCGCTCCGGGAACAAAACCAGGCCGCCGCCGCCAACCAGGACAGGGTCTACATGGCCGGGGACGGCTACAAGCGGATGGTGGTGCATCCTCGGTGGTACCACTATTGGGGCCGTCGTCTCGGCTACGAGTGCTGGGAAGACAATCAGTTTCTGCACGAGTTCGAGCGCGACAACGAGTGCGTCCGAGTCCGAAGCCGCCCGCGCCGGACCGTGGTCGGCTGCATGGCCGCCGACCATCTGCGTCAACGCCGCGCCAAGGCCGACGGCCTTGGGCTCGCTGTCGTCCGTGACCGGGGCAGCAAACGATTCCGCAAAACGTACGCGCAATAATGAGAGCGACCAAATTCTCGACGCTGTTGGAGCAGTGCGCCATCCAGAATGGCGTCGACCCGCAGTCGGGGTCGTACAATCATCCGTATGTTCGCGCTTTGGTGGGCTTTATCAACCAGCGCGTCGTCGAAGGTTGGGAATGGGATTTCTTTCCGGAGTGGACCCTGATCGAGCAGCGCGCCTACCGCGACGCGCACGACAGTACGGCCTCCTACCTGACCGATGCGGAGGTCTACAGCGCGGACGAGGACGCTTACTACGTCGCCGCCCAGGACGTGCCTGGCGGTACGGCGATCACCGACACGGCGTACTGGACCGTACTCACCGATTACAAACGCTACATCGCCTACGAGCAGACGGGCAAAACCAAGTTGGGCGAAGTAAAAGCCATCTGGAATAAGGATCCGGAGCAATCGTCGACTGCTTTTGAGATCGCCTTCGTCCCTTCGAAATTGGGTTTTGTCGTGGCCAACGACGCGCCGACACAGGTGTTCGTGCAGTTCCGTGAGCGCCCGCCGCAGTTCGCCTCGACCTACTGGGACGCGACGACGCAGTGGACGGTGGATACGCTGGTCTACTCCCAGACGGCGGGCGAGTGTTACCAATGTCTGGCGACGAACACGAACAGGGTTCCTGAAAACGAACCGACGTTTTGGGCGATCGTCGAGTTCCCCTACATTCTTCGTACATGGGTCGAGTGGGCTGCCGGCCAAGTGGATATGCTGCGCGAGGATGGGCAGCACAGTAAATCATGGGTCTTCGACGAGCGCGCCGAGGAGAAGCTCGATGACGCTTGGCGTATAGCCTTCCCCCAACAGCAACAGTATCGCCGCGCCGGGTTTGTCTCGCTCTACTCGACGGGCCTATAGGACCTAACGTAACAGGAGAGCAACATGGGCATATCAAGTGTGCGAGTCATGAATCGTTTGAGTCAGGCGAAGCCCGCGACCGATCTGTCGGACGAGGGGCTCACGATATCGTCGTCGGCAGTCGCCTTCGCGGATGTCGCCGCGGCGGCGCCGTATGTCTATGTCACCATCGACGGCGCGGATGTCCGCTGCACGTTCGACGGCAGCGCGCCGACGGGTGCCAACGGGCACTTCTTGGGCGACGGCTACCAGGATCTCTGGAGTCGGGAACTTTTCAACGCGTCGCGATTCATCCGCGACGCGGCCGTTGATGCCTACGGTCACGCTACACCCATGGGATGAATGAAAAAACGCGCTCTCATAGTGGTTTGCGGCATGATGTTCGCTCTGGTGAGCGTAGCCCAGGCGCAGTGGGTCAACCCCAATACCAACGCGGGGACGACTCAGGTCGCGCTTATGCTCAGTTCGAACGGGACTGTCATCGCACCGACGGTCGTGGAAGGGTTGACGGAGTTCAGTGCGTCGCTCGGTCAGATCGACGCGCTTTCCAGCGACACGATCACGCTGCCGAAGGGTGGGACGACGATCGAGGATTGGACGGACATCGACGCGCTCCTGACCGACGACATCTCTATCGAATACGGCGCGAACTACGGGACCGAGCCGGAACCAAAAGGCGAAATCTATCGGGGGAAATCCGGGAACGCGCTGCAGATGAAACCTCTCATCGGCGTGGGTGGGATCACCGTCACCGACACGACGGAGGCGGTGTATATCTCGGGGGATGCCACCAACGGTTTGGACGCGCTGTTTCCCGTGCCGACCAATACGCTCTACGGGGCCTTCTACGCGCGCGGACCAACTCCGCATGCCATGCAGCGGATATCCGTGGTCAATACTACCAACGGTCTGTTGTGGTGGAACGGGACTAACTGGATGCTGGCGGGTTCCGCTCCCGCACCACAGGCGACCAACGCCGCGTTGTTCAACGGGCAGAGCGCGGCGTGGTGGCGGGACATGAACAACCACAGCAACATGTGGGTGTTCGACGACGGGGCGGTGCAGGGCACGATCACCAAGGGTTTCGAATTCGGGGATTACCTGGACGTGACGACGGTCGTACGCACGAACAACAGCCGCGAATACACCCTGTACCGCATCAACGCGGCCGGAACGAATGTGCCGTCCAACCTTGCCAGTTCCAACTACTGGACGGAGTGGAACGGTTTCGAGGATGATCTGCATTTGTGGGGCCGGGTCATTGTGCATGGTCAGGGGAGCGCTAACGCTGGTCAGGGTGCCACGGTTGGTCTTGGCGGCACTAACAACAGTGCCAGCGGCGATTACTCGACGGTGGGCGGAGGCCGGGTGAACGTTGCTTCCGGCACGGACTCGACCATCGCGGGTGGCGTGCTCAATGACGCCACGGCGACCGGGGCGACCGTCGCCGGCGGGCGTGACAATGAGGTCTCCGGCTTGTACTCGACGAGTATCGGGGGTTGGGACAACGACATAACTGGGCAGTATTCAGGGCTTGGCGGCGAGTATAACGACATGTCCGGCAATCTCGGGCTGGGCTGGGGCGTGTACCTTGGCATCACCAACCACTACAACTATGTGTTCGGCGGCGGTCAGGCGACGACCAACCGGTTGACCCCGAAGGTTCCGTACGCTGCGGTCTTCTATCGCTACGGGGAAACCATGAAACTTGGCGTGAACGTCGAGACCCCGACCAACGAGGTGCATGTGCTTGGGACGGTCCAGGCGACGGATTTCGTCGGCGATGGTTCGCTCCTGACCGGCATCACGGCGGCCGGGGGGGTGACCAACAAGCTCGTCTCCGCGGATGGGACGACGTACACGATCACGAACAACCCGTCGGCGTCCGACGTCCTGAAAATTGATACCGCGACGACCAGCGCGTGGTTTAGCGCCGATAACGACACGGGCGCGGCATCCGGCATGACCAACCAGATCGTGAGCCTGGACGGGACGGTTTACAACATCACGAACAACCCGACCGACGGCCAGATAATAGCGATAGACGCCTCCACGACGAGCGCATGGTTTACGGCCGACTCGGGCAGCGGCAGCGGCGGCATGACCAACCAGATCGTGAGCCTGGACGGGACGATCTTCACGATCACGAACAACCCGGCGCTCGGCGACATCATCCACATCGACACATCGACGACGAGCGCGTGGTTCGCCGCCGACGGCGGCGCGTCCGCGAGCGGCATGACCAACCAGATCGTGAGCCTGGACGGGACGATCTTCACGATCACGAACAACCCGACCGACGGCCAGATCATAGCGGTAGACGCCTCCACGACGAGCGCATGGTTTACGGCCGAGAGCGATCCGCTCTCGGCGAAGACGAATGATCCGATCAGCATTTTCTCCAACGACTCGGGCTATGCCACGCGGCTCGGGGAAACGAACGCGCTGAACTGGACGAACGCGGTGCATGTGCGCGTTCCGCTGACGCCCGCCAGCGCCTATGACGCGGTCAGCAAGGACTACGCTGACAACCAAGCCGCTGCCGCGGTGACCAATGCGGTGGATCGGGCGTCATTCAACGGCGGCGGGCTTCAGACGGGTCTGACTACGCTGGATTTTGTGAGCGACATTTTCACCAACATCGCCCTCGCCGGCGGGACCGGCCGCGTGCAGGCGCTGAATCTCGCCGATATCCAGGACGGCGGCGGAGCCTATAAGGACGTGTCCGGGAATATCACCGCGACCAACGGAAATAATGCGATCCTCGCTGGGACGACTCGATCCATGATTGCTGCCGGCGTAGGCAACACGATTAGTAATTCCGCCCATGCGTTCATCGGTGGAGGCACGACCGGGGTGATAGAGAGTGCCAACTGGGGCTTTATCGGTGGTGGGTGGGAACAGGAAGTGACTGCGCTGTATGGAAGCGTTGTTGGCGGCATCAAAAACAAAGCTCAAGCCAGCAGGGGGTTTGTCGGGGGTGGTCAGGGCAACACCGTTGCATCCGGCGGTGACTATGGCGGCATTCTCGCCGGGCTGAATAGCACAGTCAGTGGTGACAGGTCATGGGCTGGAGGCGGCGATGGTCATACTGTTAGTGGCGATTACTCTGTTGGTTTGTATGGTTTATCCTCGATCGTGGCTGGCGATTATTCACTAGCTGGAGGAAACGGTTCGCAGGCGGCGGGTGACTATTCCGTCGCGTTAGGGTTAAACGCCCAACCATCTTATGATAAAACATTTATGTATTCGGACGGGACTGCAGGGGCGGTCTCCGCCGCTGGAACCAACACGTTCAACATCGTCGCCGAGCGCGGACTGGTGCTCTACAAGGGGCAACCGCCCGTATACCAGTCCAGCACGAACCGTCTGGGGATTGTCTACGTCCGCGAGGGGGGCACCAACGAGCTGCGCGTGTACTTTGAAGACGCCTCCCATTTCACGCTCGCCACCGATGAGGCCAGCGCGTATCTGACCAGCGAGAGTGACCCACTCTCGGTGAAGACGAATGATCCGCTGTCGATCTTCGTCGATGATGTTGGCTACATGACGCGCCAGGGCGAAACGAACATGTTGAATTTGACGAATGCGGTGCATGTGCGGGTACCGCTGACACCGGCCAACGCTTACGACGCGGTGAGCAAGGACTACGCAGACAATCTATCGGCAGCAGCGGTGACCAACGCGGTGGACCGGGCTCTGTTTAATGGCGGTGGGCTTCAGGCCGGGTTGACCGCGCTGGATTTCGTCAGTGACATATTCACAAACGTGGCGCTGGACGGCGGCACGGGTCGCGTACAGGCGTTGAATCTCGCCGATATCCAGGACGGTGCGGGTGTGATTTTACGTCAAGTACAGTTCGGTTTCCCCAAAGCTGTAGGCACGGCTATCAGCGCCGACACATGGTATGAGCTGGGCGTATGGATGACCAATGCGTCCCCGCTTGTGATATCTGGCGATCCCTCCTTGTTCTCCTCCAATGACTGGAGTTTTGCGTTTCCAACGACTGGAGTTGTCGTTGTAGATGCGCTGTCGTACGACGGTACGTCTGGCCAGGATGACGAACAAATCTGGGGACTGTTTTTGAACGACGCGGTCTGGACGAACTACAGTTCTGTGACTGGCGGCGACTTCACCGCGCCGGATGAGACCTGGGCGTTTGCGGCCAAGCAGGACGCCACCGACTTCAACTACAACAAAACCATCTCGTTTAGCTTCCCTGTCGATATCGCTACCAATCGGTTTAAACTGCGTTTCCGGCAGAATGGCACCACTCAGTTCCTGGGCTTCCATGCTCGAATGCATTTCACTGGACCCTTCTAAAATGAATAAGACGATTGCTATATGTATGTGTCTGTTTGCAGGTGTTGTGTATGCGGATATCGAGGACGTCTCGAACAACAATGAGCGTATCTCGTATTACCTCGACGCTCGCGGCGAGGATGGATCCACTCAGCGTTACAGTATGCGTGCCAAGGCGGGGCGGCAGGTGGAGATC